AATTACCAGGAACTTCTATGTCGTCCAGAATCATTAGGTCTGCCCGACTTCCCGTGAGCTGTCCAGTGATGCCCACCGACTTTACGCTTGGAGCCTGGTGAGGCGAACAATTTACGTCGAAGCTTATACGCGACCATCTGGATTCGTCCGATTTGGGTTGTAAGTGATTCAGCCATGGAGTTTCAATAATGAGTTTCTGTAGGAAAATGGACATGTTATCCGCTCTCTCCTTAGAGGCGGATATAATCATTATCTTTCGTTCGGGATCTTTAAACAGAGTCCAAAGTACAAACGCTCCAGTAATCCAAGATTTACCAACACCACGGAAGGCTTGGATCTGGAGACGCTTCGGACCACTCTGTAAGTAGTCCGCAATTGAATATTGGGCTCGTGTTGGACTAGGTAAGTCAAGTTGTTCCCATAGTGCTTGTAAGAATAGTTTAAAGTCGTCCTGTAGGGCGGTAAGTACGTCTGTCATGCTTTTTTAAATGGACCTGGCAGTGGCATAAAATCTTCATGCTTTATTGGTTTAGGATTAGGTTTATTTCCATACTTATCTTTATCACTCCAATTTGGAATCAAAGATTGATCCCCTCCTTTTGAAAATATATTGAATATATTATGCAGACCGAATGGTTTATCTTCAGTCTTTCTTATAGTCGGTACTACAGGTGGTGGGCTAGTGTCTGGAAGTTTAATTTTTGAATCCTTTGGTCCGGTTAGGAATTGGTTATGAAATCTCCCACCAGGCTGACCCCTATAACGTTGTGAAGTATTTACTAATGTCTTATAATTCTCTTCAGATGATCTAAACCCTGTTGCACCACCTACATGATCACGTGAATTTTGTTGTAGTATTGGATTACGCCTAGCTTTGTTAATGTCTTGCAACGCAGAAACAGAACCGCCACTATACCTAGCTGCATCTTCCCAGGTTCTTATACTTAAAAATCCCCGAGTTCCTAGTTCTTGTATTTTAGCAAACTGTCCTGGTGCTGTGGCTACACTATCAGAATCCTTTCCACTACTTATTATTCTATTTTCAACGACTCTATCTACATCTACAACTGATTGCCAATTGTTCCTGATGTTATCGAATCCACCTTCAGTATATAAAAGTGTCGCTCGTCGAATATCTACAGCTGATACTGCTGGTACTGCTGCCTGTGCTACATTACTCATAACGGGTCAAAAAATTCATTTAGGTTCTTTTTAATTAGTGCATCTAGTTGTGCAATCTCCATATCTGTAAATGGTTCATGTTTTGTAATCTTCCCAGGTCCAAATGAACTGGGTGGTGCAGCTTTACGGGAGAAACTAAAGTTCTCCCCGGCTGCTGTCATTGCTTGAGTTGAGATGGTCATTACCTATTTCCTCCTAATCCGGTAAGTGTAAAAGGAACCTTTATCGCCTCCCAAAGTAGTTTAGCTGCCTTGGGTCCGTATTGTGCTCCAATAGTAAGCACTTGTCTAGTTAAATCTTCTTCTGGTGTTTGTGGTAGATTTGGATCAATCTGAAGGTTCTCTTGTGGCTTTAATTTAGTTGGTGCTTCTGGTCTTTGTGTTGATGTAGTTTCAGGTAATCTTATTCGTAACTGTGGTTGCAGTTTAGGTAGATTAGCTGCAGTTATAAAAGGTGAAACTACTCGACCAGTTTGTCCTGAAGGGAATCCTTGTCTATTCCTTATATCTCCTTGATAGACCTTTACATCCCCTCCATGGCTCTGCGTTGTATCAGCAATTCTCCACGGCTGTTCAAAGAAAGACCAACCAGTGTAATCAGGTGACTCTGGATGTAATACCCTTCTCCGCCATAATTCAGTTGAAGCCCTCAATGCATCAATACTTTGACCACGATGGAAGTGTTGTTCTCTATCGTATGGTGTATCAGATAGTTTTGGGTATGGCTTATTCCCGTGACCTAATGCGAAATCGAAATAAGCATTAAATTTATCAGTAGCAAATCCTCCTTCTTCCGCTAACCTAGGGTTAATACCAGATTTAGGCCCTTCTATTACATTTTGACGGGCGAAGCCTGGTGATGTATTAAACAATCCTGGATAACCACCTGCGGCTACTGATCTATTATGAGCTATATGATTCCAATTACCTGATAGGTCTCTCTCCGCAGCAGCTACTCTTAATTCCCAACGTTGTGTTTCTAAAAACTTTTCAAATGTAACATCGCCAGGGTTAATGCCTAACTTTTCAAGGAGTTTACTTTTACCCAACCAATTGATATATTCCTCAAGATCTGGTAAATGTTCTAAATTCAATCCTCCTTGCTGCTCAATTTGTTTACGAGATAAATTTTTTGGATTAAACTGTTTTACAACATCTGGAGTTATATCTTTAGGATCTAAAGGAAACTTCGGTATTTTAGTTCTTGGTGCCATAATTCACCCTGTTAGAAATTGACCACCAGACAAAAGGCCTCCTGACGCTAAATCAGGTATCAAACTCTTTGTACTAGTACCTTTTTTCAGTAAGCTACCGAAATCACCCCATGATTTTGGGTCAGCATCTAGTCCCTCCAGGACACTGTCGAGAGCACTCCCCTTGCCAAGTGAAAAATTCTCTGCTGTTGTTGCCTCCTTGGCGCCGCTTGCAGCTGCTCCAGCAGTCATTTTATTAATCTGTCCTAGACCAGATCCAAGCAGCTGACCAGCTTGACCTATCTTCAATAAATCTCTATTCTGTGTAAAGTGCCCTATTGCCGAAGCTGTGGCACCAAGTCCTGTTAAAGCCGCAGCTAATTGAAATGCCATAATTCCTATCCTCTAATTTTTAAACGACTGCGCCTATTTATACTAGGCTTTTGTTTCCGACCTTTTGTTTTACTACCTTTGTAGTGAGCAGCATCAAGGCCATCACCATTACCATAAGTACCTAACTTACGGTTTAGTGCGTTAGCTCTGACTATCAGGTCTTTACCTGGCTTAGTCTTGTTATAGGCTTTCTGTTGTGCCTTACGGTTACCATTAGCATATCTAGCCCCGGACTTCCGTTTTCTTCCCATACAGCCTCCTTCGTACAAGTTCTGGGTCTACGTTTGGCATTATTGTTGCCAGTTTATGTAGCGGATTCCCCTCGTAAGCGACTCCACTGATGTCATTCTTTACTAGCCAATCACAAGCTGCTTTGAGTTCGTGAGCCGTAGCTTCACCACTTTTAACCCTTTTAAGGAATTCTTCTGTGACTAGATTGTGTAATTCGTTAAATGTCTCTTCTGTTGCTTTCTTAGTCATTAATCCTGATCCTCATCATCTTCTCGATGCTGCCCTTGAGCTGCTTGAGTCATTTCAGCAAGCTGATCAGGCTGACCACCAGATTGCTCAGGAGGAGTCCAAGCCCAATAATTTTCTAGCTCTTCCCCTGGTCCTCTCTGACTAACCGCCTCATGTGCCCAATGGCTTTCTGGACCTAGAGCCTCAACAGCTTGGCCGCGACCGCCATGCTCTTCATAATAGTCTTGATTCTGTGTTGAGTATGGGTTACGTATCCACTCTTCACCACCCCAGCCACTGTTTTCAACTTGCTGCCATGGTGCTACATCACTAAATCCTTCACGTCGAGTAATATCATTTATTGTCTGTTCATCCATATAACCCATATCACCTTCAGTCCATTGATCCATATAATCACCATCCGACCTCATGCCGGCACCACCACCCATTAACTGTGCCAAAGCTAGTCCGCCTAAACCGCGGCCTCCGCCGCCAATCCCTAATCCGGCTAACGCGCCAATGCCTCGACCTCCTTGTCCCATTATACCCATACCAGGCATAAACATATTACGATTACCTCCTTGCCTACTCGATTGAAAGTTAAAAAGGTTCTCAGCATCTTCACCACCGATAAGATCTTGGAAATCTTTGCGGGTTAATCTATCACCAAGTCCGGCGTCATCTTTAATATTACTCCAATCCCCTACTTTATCTTCCAACCATTCGCTCATACCAGGAATATCTTTTAGACTGCTCTGATAACTTTCCCTCTCGTCTTTAGAGTATGGATCATAATCTGTTTTTAAGGAACGGTTCCTTCCACCACCACCTGCCATTGTTTTTCTCCTTTTAATCGTTACGCTCAGGCTCTTCGCTGGGCTTTAGTTTGTTGAGTAGAGTTTGTACACTTTGGATGACGCTATTCTCCTTTAATGGAGACAGAGCAATCAGTTCTGATGCTAAGGCTACGATCACCCAAAATGCGGGTTCTGATAAAAATAATAGTTCCATTATTCAGTGGTTGTTTTGTTTACTAAGGCAATAGGTACAATGTCATGGCATAAGTGCTCAACACGTGAACCTGGTCGAAAGGTGAACCCTTTCTGTTGTATCTCAGCACATTTAAGTGCTCTAACTAGCTCATAGTCTAGTCTAAGTTTCTCTTCTTGACGTTTAGCTATAGACTTACATCTACTGATTGTACTCCAATCCAAAGGAACCATAAAGTTGAGTTGTGCTCCCCACTGGTTACTTTTGACGTAAGCCTCATAATCCATTGGTGTAGTGTCGTTACCCATATAGAATGGGGACAATGTCATGGTAGGTCCATTACATACAACTCCTCCCCCATAGGACTGCCTAGACGGCGCTCCATTGTTCTGGAATTGCACCGCCTGATTAGTCACGCTGCCAGTAACGTTTGATTCTGGCGCAGCTGTGTTATATACATCTTCTGCTCTAACAGGACTTACTGCGAGAATACCGATAATGATGTAGTAGTAGAGTTTGTTGTGATGGTTCTGTCTATTTCTATTACTTCCACTACGCCTGCTGCTCTGGTCACAGTCTCTAGTTGAAACTGATCCCCAGCTGTGTGTACTGTGTAAGTCGTCGCTGCGTTCGTGATATCTCCACTTGGTACTACGTTGGTTCCTGACCAGCTGTTGTATGTACCCCCATAGACGTCTGTGTCTATAGCCTCTACTACCACTTGTGTTGTTACTGTGGTAGCTTGCATTGATCCTTGAGTGAAGTTTGGTGTTATTTGATTTGCCCTTGCTGCTGTCGGAAACAGAAGCAAGAGA